GGTAGCCGTGAAGGCCGCCGCTTAAATCATGGCGCAGGTTCAGGCTCAATTCCGCGTTCTGACGTGCTCGGCGTCGCCATCGCCAGATGGTGTTTCGGAGCTTAAGCAGGGGGCAGTCGCGCAGATTCGTTGCAAGCTGCCTTCCGATGCTCCGACAGCCGCCTATAGCGGATATGTCGTTAGTACGACTGCATATCTGACGCCAGACCCCATTGGGCTTGAGGCTGCAAATGGTTCTGCAACGTCCTGTGCTACGGGGGGCGGATCGACAAATGCATGGTGCGAGCTGGGCAACATGTCGATCGCAAATTCTCAAGAGATTGGCGTCTACATCGGATTGGTGTGGGCGATCGCTTGGGGATTCCGGGCGCTTCGTAAATCCATCGTTATTCCAAAGGAAACAGAATGAAAATCTTCAAAAACATCGCCCGCGCTGCTGTCATCGGTGCTGCTGCTGCTGCTACCTCGGCTCAGGCCGCAATCGACACCACGGAAATCGTCAGCGCGCTGACCGATGCCGGTACGGCTGCTGGTGTCGTCGGTGCCGCTTCGCTGGTGGTCATCGTCGGTATCAAAGCCTTCAAGATGATCCGTACCGCGCTGTAATCGGCGGTGCATCGTCTGGGGGCTTCGGCCCCCTTTTTTTTCGTTTACGGGGGTGCTATGTCGGTCGTTCTTCTCATTACGTTGGCTGGTGCCTTCTGGATCGTCTTCGGAGGCGATTAAATGCGTAAACTGTTTATATCGTTTATATCGTTAGCGTTGTTATTGGCGCCGGGCGCTGCCTTCGCTGAAATGGTTTATTTCGCGTTTTCTCATACAGCAGGCCAGACGCAGCGGGGCTATGGTTCTACGCCGTTGGCTGCTTGTGCTGCACTTGCTGGCATCTATGGATATACGGCGCCTACTTATGTCAGTGGTGGTAATTGTTATGATCCGAAGACTGCTCGGCTTTATGGCAATTATCAGCAGACGACTTTGACTGATTGTCCGGCAGGTACGACACGAAACGGCCTTGGTCAGTGTGTGAAACCGGCGCCTAAGTGCGATGTTCCGGCCGGTCAGCAGCAAACTTTTACAACCTCTAGCGGTTCCTCAAAATCGGCGACCGCTACCACGGCTGATCCCGGCACTGATCCTAATCCGGATGGTTTTCCCGGTAGCTCGCCAACGTGCGGCATTGAGAAGGGTTCATTGGGGCTCGATAGGTGTTTTTCTCAGCCCAGTGCTACGGGCGGCAAGAATTTCTTTTGCACATACACCGGAACGTCTACGGGTGTAGATGCGCCTGCTGGTGCGCCTTCTGCTGCTTCGCCTACTGATTCAAAGACAGAGCCGACGAAGGGTTCCGGCCCGGCTGACTCGTCTGGTAACTGCCCGAAAGGGACTGTCCAAGCGGGGATGGATTCCGGCGGCACGCCTATCTGCATGGGCACCGGTACAAACCCAACTGGGACTGGTACGAACAGCCCTAAGGACGAGCGGCCCACTACTGGCACCACCACCAACACCACTGATGAAGAGGGCAATAACGTCGAGACGCAGACCACCACGCGTCAGAATTCGGATGGCTCCACGACCACGACGACGACGAAGACCATTACAACGCCGGACGGCGGGAAGATGGTTTCTGGTGAGACCACCACAAGCAATACTCCAGGCGGTAAGCAGGGGCAGCCCGACCCGAAGGCTGATTCGTTTTGTAAGCAAAATCCGCAGTTGACCGTTTGCCAGAATTCCTCTGTTGCTGGCTCTTGCGGCACCATCAGCTGTACTGGTGATGCGATCCAATGCGCGACGCTTCAACAGGCCGCCGCGCTGCGCTGTTCGAAGGATGAGGATGACAAGGCCCTTAAGGCTTCCGGCGCATACACCCTTGGTCAGCAGGTGATGAGCGGTGCCGATCCGCTGGCATCGTCGTTGCCGACGTCGAAAAACGCCGTCGGTATCGCGGTCCCTTCGCTCGATAACAGCGGCTGGCTTGGCGGTGGCCAGTGCTTCCCTGATAAGACGATTACGGTTCAGGGGCAGACCATCACTGTTCCCTTTTCTCAGGCATGCAGCATCATCGTTGCGCTTCGATACGCCCTTATGGCTGCTGCCTCCCTTGTCGCTTTCCGCATCCTGCGTGCGGCCTTCCTGTCGGAGTAAATCATGCCTTTGTTGATGTCCCTGCTTGGCGGTCTGCTGACCATTACTGGATCTGTTGTTGGGCGTGTGTTGATCGCGTTGGGTATGGGTTACGTGACCTATACCGGATTCGATCTGTCGGTCACGTGGCTGCTCGATCAGATCAAATCGAACATCGGTTCTATGCCTGCTGAAATTGTGTCCTTCTTCGCCTTCATGTGGGTAGACAAGGCTATCGGGCTGGTGTTCTCGGCCTATGCTGCAGCGCTCGTCGTCAAGCTCGCCGGGTCGACCAAGCTGACCAAGCTCATTACGAAGGGTGCGCCATGATCGAGTTGATCACCGGGTTGCCCGGCAATGCAAAAACGCTGTTCACGATTGGCGAGGTGAAGAGGCGCGCCGCGGCTGAGGGTCGCCCGGTCTATTACGCCGGCATCAAAGAACTGTCGCTCGATTGGATACCCATCGACCCTCATAATTGGATGGAGGCGCCCAGTGGCGCAATCATTGTCATCGACGAATGCCAGAAGGTGTTTCGTAACAGGTCTGTCGGGTCCATTCCTCCTACCTACGTCACTGAGCTTGAGGAGCACCGGCACAAGGGCATCGACTTCTACCTTATCACGCAGCATCCAAGCCTCATTGACCCGGCGATCAGACGTCTGACACAAACACACAAACACATGATTCGTGTGTTTGGTATGGAGCGGTCTACGGTGCACAAGTGGAACGGGTGCATGGACAATCCCGATAAGGCCAGCAGTCGCAAGGACTCGGAAAAGACGCTTTGGAATTTCGACAAGAGCTTATACGGCGTCTACAAGTCCGCAGACCAACACACAATGAAACGGTCTATCCCGAAGGCCGCGAAGCTGCTGTTGCTGGTGCCGGTTCTGCTCATTTTGGCGGTGTGGGCCGTCAAGCGTGTCACTCTCGATAAACACAAGGTGGATGAGCCCGCCGCTGTCGCTAATGCCCCTGCTGCTCCAGCTGGTGAACCGGGCCAGCGTCAACAGGGCTTGCCGGATCGGGCTGAGCCCTTCGATCCTATCGCGGATGCGAAAGCTTATGTGGCCATGAACACGCCCCGTGTTGAGGGGCTTGCCTATACCGCCCCGAAGTATGACGAGATCACCCGGCCCGTTCGGGCTCCTATTCCTGCTATGTGCGTTCAGATCGGCACGCCACGCGGCGACACTGATGTTCGCTGCAAGTGCTATAGCCAGCAGGGTACGCCGCTCGATGTGAAGTTCAACATGTGCATGGAATTTGCCCGTAATGGCTGGTTCAAAGATTTCGATGAGGAGGCTGATAGCCGTACGCTGGCCAACCGCGAGGAAGGCATGCGCGTAATGGAAGGCCGCAATGGTGTGGTTGAGAATCGTGAGTCCGGCAGCAATGTGATCGTGATGCAGAATCCGCCGCCCACTGCGCCGTATGTCCCGCAAGTGCAGGGGAGGCAGTCTGGTGGATAGACCGAATTTAATTCGACCTGGTCAGCTGGTTTTTGGCACCTGCAGGCGATTTTCGCGTTGACCAGGTCGAATTATGTTCGGCTTCTACACAGCACAAGCGGCCCGGCTCGCCGGGCAAAATCTTTGGGGCCTTTATAAATCGGCTGTGGCTTTTGAACTAAAAATTCCCGAAGTAGAGAGGTTCGCTGGCGGCTCGACCCGCCTTAGTTTCCAAAGTTTTAGCGGGTAGCCCCGACCGTGATTAGCACCTTCCCGTATCGCGTCCACAACAGGCCCCATCCTGAAAATCTCGTTGTAAAAACAAGAGCGCCCGCGCCGTGCCGCGCGAGCCCCGCGAGCGCAAGGGGCGCGGGCGCAATTTCCCATTTTCGCAACGACAAAAACATGTTTTTGTTGACGCAAAAACGCATTCTTGTTATTCTCTTTCACATCAGATTGCTTAAGGGAAATATCATGTCTAGTTCTTACATCACCAGCTGGACGGTTTCGCAGGCAAAGCGGGATTTTGCTCTCGGCCTTCTCAAGTCTTTCCGGCTTGAGGCCGTGCCGATGGCGCCGGGTTCGTGGGCCGTGGTGATCGTCGGCCCGCTGAATACGCATGGTCCGCTGGTGGATGTGCGCACCAAGGGGCCTCGTGCCTTCAAAACGCTCGATGCGGCGGTTGGTTCGCTGGTCGATATCGGGTTCCGCGTCGACGCGCTGGTAAAAGGTTGACGCGCTGTTGCCGCTGAGGCAACGTTTGGACTTTACGTGCCTGTAACACGTAAAGTTATTACCAAAATTGAGGTAATCGGGGATGTCAGGAACCGTTTTTTGCGACTGGATATCGTGCTACCAAGTTCACCTGGGCGGAGTGCCGCTTGTGAACGATGGGCATGTTTTCTCCGTTGATCAGGATGGCGAAATCAAGTGGGACGTGCCTCAAAAGCTCGTGCATCGTGGCTCGCACGACACGTCGATCCGCATCCGTTCGGATGGCTTCCGCGTTACCCTTGAGGGCAACGTCGGCCGCTTCGACCGGGCTGACAACCTCTTTGGCTATACTGTTGCCGAGTGCGTGCAGCTTGCTAATCGTCTGCTCGGGCAGTTCGATTTGCCGCCCTTTGTCGACCGCACGCCGATGATGGCGGTTTCCAAGGTGAGTGAGGGCGACGTGATCGCAACCGCTACCGGGGCCGTGCTGACGAGGGTTGACCTGACGAAAAATTGGGCGGCCGGATCGCCTGGAAACTGCTCTCAGTTCATCCGCCATTTGCAGGGCTTCAAGTCGGGTCGGCAGGAGCCGAAACCCTATAAAACCACTGGCGTTTCATGGGGCGAGGGTTCCAAATATTGGTATGCCAAGGTGTATGACAAAGCGGCCGAATACATGCGGCAGTACGGCAAGGGCAGCAAGAAATTTGACCCGCAGTTGTTCGCGTACATGCTGGAATCCGGCATCAGTCGGCATGAGATCGAGCTTAAGAGTCGATACCTGAAACAGAACAATCTGTGGCGTTTTTGTCAGTGGGGTGATGGGATGGAAGATCGCGTATATGCCTTGTTCAACGATGTTGTTTCGAGCACTGGGATCGTTGATGAATATCTCGAGATACCGGGTCGGGCTGGTGAACTGGCCGTGGCGTGGCGCGATGGCGCCGACCTGAAAAAACGGCTCGCGCAGAACACCTACTACAGGTATCGGCGCGAGCTTCTGAAATACGGGATCGATATAGCGGTTCCGTCGAATGTCGGGCGGCTTCGCTCCCGCGTGGAGGTGGTCACTTTGAGCCCGGCGGTGCCTCCGGCTTGGTACGATCTGCCAAAAGTCGCATAACGTCCTTGGGGCGGTTCAGCCCCACTTCTAGCGCTGCCTCTGCGTAGTCGCTAATCTTCACTCCCTCCGTTGCCGCCGCCAGCCTGACCTTCTTGTGGAGGTCCTCGCTGACGTTCAGCGTCTTTGTTGCTTTGCTCATAAGGCGCCTGATTAATTTCTTGACCCGCATATTTTCTCCCGGTTAGTATTGCTCCTGTGATTTTACTTTTTCCCTAAATCACTTTTCTACTAAATTCCTAAATTACTAAGGGAGGGTTGTATGGCAGCTAAGTTTCAGGCCGTGACGGTCAAGGATTTGTCGGGCAACGCCAAGGCGTCGGGGCGTCCGTACGAGATGCGCATTGTAGGCGGGATGTTCACTTCGGATGACGGCGTTGTTGAACTTGGCGAAGTGTCGTTCATGAAGGGTGAAGGTCGCCCGCTGCCTGTCGTGATCCCAGGTCAAATCTATTCGCCGGTGATCGGCGCAACCTCCCGCGACGGGAAACTCATTTTCCAGATCACTGAACTCAAGCCGGTAGCCGTGAAGGCCGCCGCTTAAATCATGGCGCAGGTTCAGGCTCAATTCCGCGTTCTGACGTGCTCGGCGTCGCCATCGCCAGATGGTGTTTCGGAGCTTAAGCAGGGGGCAGTCGCGCAGATT